TGGCATCATTTTCTCTTTTAATTTCTGAATCCGTATGCGCTGTAATTTCGTTTTTGGCTTCTGTTTTCTTTTCATCAATATAATTTTCCGTTTCTGTTTTTACGGCGCTGGTAGAAGCTTCCTGCTGCGCTGTGACTGCCTTAACCGCCTGCTGCCGGGCTACTTCAATGTCCTTCTGTGCCTGTGTGACCGATTCGGACACGTGGTTATCGAATCCGGACACCTGAACATTGACGTTCTGTTCAGATTCCGCAGCGGCCTGTCTGGATGTCTCAGCGGCCTGGGCGTATCCTGCGGCGCTGTCCCTGCTGCCTGAAGCTTCCTGTGCCGCTTCTACGGTGTCAGAATGTAACTGCTGCACATCCGTCTGAGCTGCTTCAACATTCTGCTGCGACTGCTCCACAGCCGCTCTGGAAGATTCCACTTGCTTTGCCTTGTTCGCCACATCATCATGCATAGCAACGTATTCCGGTGTAAGATTGCCTGGCAATGTAACAAGCTGCCAGGTGTCTGTATTCTTTCCAGCTTCCGGAGCTGTACCGGAAACCTTAGTTCCTAATTCTATCAGGCACAAGTAAGAACCGCCCTGATAGCTTACAAGGTCGAGGTATTCATACTGTGCAGATGGATCATATTCACCGCAAGGACTTGGTGATACGTTTCCAAGATCTGTTTCAATATAGTTGTTTTCTGTATTCATATATACTCCTTTCAAAACTTTAGTCTGTACTTTAACCGGCTTCCTACTCTCCGGAAGCATACCTTGTCCACGGTCGGATCAGAATACATCTTCAACCGACCGTTTATGACTTTGAAAGCCGCAAAAAAGACATTGCCGGTTTCACCCTTCAGTTCTGATTCTTTCTGCCGAACGTACTTGTCAATGTCTTTCTTTGCCTGTTCCGCCTTTCCTGGTACTTCTGCGGCGCTCTTTGCGGCCTGTTCTGCATAATATTTTGCATTGTCCTGCGCCTGATCCGGATGATCTTCCCGGCCATGTGCCCAGGCTTCTGAGTCTGCCGCCTGTGTGGATGCATTTTTCTCTGATTCCTTTGCTCTCCGCTGATATTCCGCAGTTGCTTCGATAGTATGATGAAACAGGTCAATTTTTTCCGGAATTTCAAATCCTTCCGGAGCCTTTCGCTTATTGACTGTCATAAGGATTGTGTTCACCGTCTCGCCTTCAACAGCGTTCGACAGGTAGATGTAAGCGGTGATTGCCCTTCTCTGTTCCAGGGCGATGTTGGGGATATCTACTGTGGATACTCCGTCTACTGTGGAACCGGTAACTACTTTCGCTTTTTCCAGGTCTTTCCAGGCAAAATGGACTTCGAAAACTTCCGGAAGATCCAGTCCTTTAATCTGAATCTTCTGACCATAATCATGCTGCCAGAGTACATTGTCAATCTCTATTTCTTCTCCCTTATGGGAGAATTCTGCAATCAGCATTAACTCAGCCTCCTTTCAAGTTCTTTAATACGTTTATCCTGTTTTTTTACCATTTCAGACAGTTCCTGAATTGCCTTAATGGCATAATTCATAAGATATGGGGTGTTGATCTGCTTAACATCCATTCCCCCGTTTTCATCATAACCGCCACCCAGGGTCAAGTTCGGGTCGATTTCTTCCAGCTCATCTGCCACAAAGCCAATATTCTGATGCCCGCCTTTTTTCCAGTCAAACTGTCGGACTCGCATCCGGTTCACTAATTCAAGAGCGTTTACCTCGCTATCCTCGATATTCTCTTTTAAGCGAATGTCGGACGGAGCTGAGCCAGAATAGAATTTTCTTGTGTAATAGCTTTTTGTTGTAAATTGTCCTCTGATTTCTAAATGATCAACTTCAAACCCTTCACTAGACATCGTGGTGCCAGATGCAATGTAAGCTATCTTCTTTCCTTCAGTTCCAGCTGTAGCTATCGGTTTTCTTCTAACAGGTGACGAAGCTGCAGTTTGTTCCGCATCCTCAAACGAAAAACTTCCTTGTACATACGCACCGCCTTTTAATCCAGCGGTTCCTGCTACCGAAAGTGTTCCAGATGTGGTTAAGTTATTTCCTATCGAACATCCATCTGTATATATAGCGTTTGCAGCTATGCGAATCAAGCCGTTTAAGTAGCGGATAATATAGCCTTCCCATTTTTTGCTCGTATCACCTTCCATCCACAGTTCTTCTACGCCGCTTGTTTTTTTTGCTGCATACAGGCCGTATTTCCCCAGCTTCAACATTTTATAGTTATTTGCGTCAGTGTAATCTGTATATACAGCCAGGCCGCCCGTATCGATACTTACCTTTCTCTTCTTTCCGGTTGAATCGTAATAAAACAATCCAGTTCGCAGAAGCCTGAATATAGTTATAGCATCGTCAGAAGCACTGTTCATTGCCATCCCGCCGTTGGTCAGTCTAAGAACTTCCTTCCCGTTTTCGTCATATAGTTTCAGCTGGCCGTTACCGTTGTTCGGGCCGCCAAGTGTCAGTATTCCTCCGAGAGCCGCATCGAAAGATATATACAAATGGTTATTCGAATAATATAGTCCTTTCCATGCACCGTTATCAGATAATATCTTGACTATTTCTTCTTGCGTTAGTGCAGATATATCTGTAAGAATCAAAAAAGTTTGCGTATCAAGCTCATTTGTTGTCCCGCCAGCTTCATACAGTATGAATTTAACAAAATTATATTCTGCATTTTTAAGATTTTTTGTTGTGCTCGTTGCATTTGACGTTGACGTCCATGAATCCGTCCAGGTACTTCCGTCTGTAGAAATCTGAATTTTCCATCTGCCAGAATATGTTTTTCTTGTTTCTGCTCCATCCCTGTAATATGCATATGCTGTTACGGAACTAGGCGATACTTCGCCGTCTGCGCCCCTTTTAGCTGCATATGCGGAAAGTTCTATAATGTATGTTCTTCCCGGGGTGCCGTCTGTTCCTGCGTATACTTTCTGTATCGTAAAACGCTTCGATACCGTAAGTGTTTTAATATAGGTAGCTTTTATTTCAACCCACCCGGAATTTTCGGATAATCCCGTTACTGTGTATATACGGTTGCTTTTGTTCCAGTTGCCTGTAATACCTGTTGATTTCGTTATCTCATATTCGCAATCTACACTAATATCTGTTGATCCATACATAACAGTCGCTTGGGTGGCAGTCGCCGGAAATGTGTTATATTTTCCGTCCGCATCTACGGTAATACTCTGGCTATCATTAGATAAAGTCAAAACCATGTTCTTTGCAAGTGCGGCGGCTTCTTTCGCCTGTTCCGCAGCCTTTTTGGCTTCTTCCGCTGCGGTATCATCAGTATACTTATTCAATTTTTTCCAGTCTGTTGACACGTACGAAGTCCCTGCCGCACGTGCAACTACACAGGTAAGAATATCTCCGTCTTCCTGATTCCAGGTGTCTCCAATGTCGTAAGGAGGGTAAGGCGTCACTACGAAAGTGCGCCGTTTCCCATCTGCGGTGTCCTGTGCGTTCTGTGCCGCCGCAAGGGCTTTTGTGATGTCCGTATCTTGTACGAGAACCCATTCCCATTTACTTACAGATGAATCATATAAGAATCTATAGGCGTAGCCGCCTTCCCCGGTATCCTTGTTCGGTTTCCAGAAAAATAGATCTCCCTCATGCTTCTTCCTTTCTTCTGTAGTTGCCCACTCGGAGGCAGGAATATTCTGCAAGCTCGGCTCATACTCATAATAAAATGACTCGATCTGCCCATCTATCTGTCCCTGCAATCCTTCCAGGGAGTCTGCAACTGTCTTGCTATAATCTGCCAATTTGCTGTCCGCGTAGTTTTTTGAATCCGTTATAGCATTATCTATTGATTCAGAAAATTTCTTTCCACCAATCCGGACATCTCCGGACATATATACGCTTTTTGAATCCATATCTACGCGAAATATAGTTTCTCCGTCTTCTGTTTTTATCTCTATTGCTCCGGTGTTGATCCAATCTGCGTTAATTCCTATTGTATTCAATATTTTAGCAATCATGGTTCCATCTACCAGAACTCCCGTATTCCAGGTTTTTCCTCCATCCGTTGACATTCCCCATCCGGATGCATTCAGCTTTACTACGATCTTTGATTCTGCAACAGTATCCTGGTCACAAAAATACAGAATAGAGCTTCCATCTTCAAGAACTTCAGTAATAGGATACAGCCCTCTTTTTTCTCCCATCGCTGTTTTTAAAGCCTCAAGTGATTTTTCAAATTCTGTCTTTTGCTTTGCCACCGTTTTCCGAAGTTCACGGTATACCTGTGTGGCTTTGCTGTATCTTACCGCAGACTGCTCTGCCGGGCTTTCTGCTCCGCAGATTAGGTCTTGCTGTGCTTTTGCTGTATATATGACTCCTGTGAGAATTGTTTTGTATTTATTCCCTTTCCTGTCAGTTATTACAGCTATGTCCCCGGCTTCTATAGAAGGATCTCCCTGCGTATGAATCGAAACAGGTCTGAATGCAATTCCATTCACCTTTCTTCCTGCATATTCAGCTACAGATGCACCATTTCCTTCCTGGATCAATTTGTTCTCTTTGATTTCTAAAACATACCCTGTTGAACCATAGATATACTCTGTCTCATTTTTTTCTTCCGTGTCCGAATCGGATACGCTTTCTTCTGTGACTTTAACTCCAGTTATGACTACATCGTCAGTTTCGATTGTTCCGGAATAATGTTCAACTTTTATTGCAGCTTCAGCTGTTTCAGATTCAAGCAAATTTGTATCATACCAGGACGCAGTTAACTGATCATCTGCATTCATTTTAAAATTCAAGCAGGCAATCTCTCCTACAAATTGAAGAATGTTCCTGAATGTTAAAGAAGAATCTACTGGCCTATTTGTTACAACAAAGTCACTTTTCTCAAATGACGCTATTTCTGGTGACATTGTTATTCCACATACGCTGCAGGCGTCTCTTACTATGTTCCCCAGAGTAGCTGGATAACTTAATCCACTTTTGCTATACGAAACGTCAAATTTTGTCATGCCATCTACTGCTGTTACGCTTATAGTATCTCCGGCAGTTTTTCCGGGATCTGCATAAAAAACCCCTTTTTTCAGCCATTCAGTCTTTCCGGATATCTCTAATCCAACTCTGGCCGTAATTTTTGCCCCGGAAAATTTATGTTTGCTGTATTCGCCATCGATGTTGTTGATTTTGAGATCAAGCTGTTTTGCGATTGCCGATCCCAAATCAAAGCTTTTTTCATTCGATGTATTTTCGGAAATTTTGAATGTATACAAATCCTGGTCTTGAGGTGTAAGGGCTGTCCCATCTGAAAATTCTATCTTCGCCTCATGATGAAGAATTCTGTTCTTTTTAATCGCCTCTTTATAAGCCGCTGATGTGTTGATCATTTCTTATCACCTCTGTACTACGTCAACCGTTACGCTTTTATAATAATAGATACCGTCAGAAAGTTGCCCTAAGTGTTCTTTTGCAAGTGTTCCTCTGTAAGCTTCTATCGTGACATCAATTCCATCATCGTGAAATGATACTGGGAAATATCCTGGAACCAGGGTATTTTTTATTATTTTCAACTCTGCTTCCGTGATGTACTCCCATTTCCAGGATACAGTTTTCTTTTCTGCTACCGGATCTCCTGTCATATATCCTGACAGGGTTCTTCCTGTATCTGAAGTCCATATGATTTCATCCGAAACGCTCATGGAAGTGGGCGCAGGCAAAACCGTACTTCCTGACCATATGATTTTCCCCATCATCCTACCTCCACTGCATTAAATCTTCTGTCTGCCGCCGTTCGGGCTGCGGACGTTGCTCTGCCGATCTGCTCTGAGTCAATATAGAATCCCATCTCTGCCAGTGCTGCAACAATTCTCATAACTGCTCTGTTAATGATTGATTCCAGTTCATCTCTGCTCACTCCTGGTCCTGCCGCCTGAACTGCTGCCATAGCCATTTCTTTCAGCTTACCTTCCGGGGCCACAACTTCTCCCTGGTGTCTGTTATCACCAATTACAGCCAGCTGCGGGGTGTTTGGTTTTACATAACCGCCCTGTGCCAGGAATGGAATGCTTCCGATGTTCGGAAGGTTAAATCCGTTGAATCCCCACCATGAACCACCTATTCCTGGAATCCATGATGGTACTGTGATTCTGAAGCTTATACTGTTGATCTTGTTGATCATGCTGTTAACCGTTCCGATCACCGCATTGAATGCCGATATAATCGCATTAATCGGGCTTCTTGCGAGCCCAGTAAGCCCCTGGAACACTCCAACGAAGATCTGCTTGATGCCATCCCACGCCTGTCTCCAGTTTCCTGTGAAAACGCCTTTAACGAATTTTATCAAACCGTTGAAAATATTCTTAATCCCCTGTATCCTTGCCTTTACACTTGAAAGAAATATATTCAGGACGTTTCCGAAAAAGCCGAATCTCTTTGACCAGTCTGTCTGGAACACAGATGCCAGCCAGTTCTTAAATTCATTGAATTTTGTCTTAATCGCATTCCATTTTTCTTTTACGCTTGTCACCAATGCAGACATTGCATTTGAACAGTTTGTTTTTAATGTATTGAATGCATTTACAGCACCATCTCTGAGACCACGAGTTTTGTCAACAACCCAGTTTTTGAGTTTTGTTGCCCATTTGCAGATGGTATCCCAGTTTTTGTAAAGTAGTACGCCCACGGCTATAGCGGCCGTGATTGCAATCACCACCAGCCCAAACGGGGATGTTAAAAACGCCACGGCTGCCCCGAACGCCGTGGTAAGCGCAGTCGCAATTCCGCATATAGCATTCCAGGCCACTGTGGCCGCTGTCATTGCCGCCTGTGCTGCTGCATCTGCTATTTTTGCCGCTGTAGCTGTTGCAATGCTAAACGCCTGTTTTCCAAGCGCTGCAACACTCTGGCCCGCACTTATGACAAAATCTTTTGCGTACAAGGCGGTCAGATACATTGTTTCCGCCTTGTCTGTAAGCTTTGCGGCAATGTTCCCCAGGAGAGCTGTCTGTATAGCTTTCAGCGCCCCTATGACGCCTCCTGACTGCTGGATAAATGAAAGCAGCTCTGTGACTTTCCATGCCGCAAAAAACGCCGCAATCATCCCGGCTATAAACTGTATATCGCCAGGATAAGTAGTGCACCAGTCGGAAAATGCTTCCAGGCATTTGTTGATTCCATCCCAGGCTTTAAGGAACTTCTTTCCTGTCCATTTTGCTACTGGCTCGAGAACATGATCCCAAAACCACTGAAATAGTGGCTTCAGCGCTTCAAGAACACTGTTTACATCGTCAATAGCAAGTCGCAGAGTGTCCAAGAACCTTGGAACAACTTCATTTGCTGTCCATGTTCCCAGAGGAACAAGAATGTTCTCCCAAATCCACAGTAAGCCATCGCCTACGTTAATCGTAAACTGTGCAAGGGAATCATATAGCTTTGCAAGAGCCTTGTTGATCTTCCCGAAATTCACTTTCATCAGCCCATCATTCAGGGCATTGATGAAACGGGGAAGGCCAACTCCCATGGTCCACTTTCCGACAGGTACAAGAAAGTGCTGCCAGAAGTCTTTTAATGCTGTCCAGCCGAATTTACCAAGCCGGGCAAGACCATTATCCCAGAGATTTTTAAGAGCTTTTGTTGTTGGCTCTATAGCCTTCTTCATATTCTCGAAGGCCTGCTGCCATTTCTTGTCCAACTTGGATACCGCATCCTCGCCGGTTGCCAAAGATCCGAAGTCTACAGGACTTCCCAGACTTCCAGCAGATGTTCCGGAGCCATTTGGAGTGCTTCCGGAATTTCCAGTATCTGCAGATGAAGACGTATCTGACGGTTCGGAAAGTTTTGTGATCTTGTCGAATCCCATCAGGGACCGCATCTGCTTTGCAGCCTTTTGTGCTGCATTTCCGGTCTTCTTTACCGCAGATGTCGTGCTGTTCGCCGCATCTGTAGCGTTCTGCAGTCCGGCACTTGCATCTGTTGCCGCTGTACCAGCCGCCGCGATCTGGCCTTCTCCGGAAGATCCAGAGTTTTTATTTCCGGTGATCAGCTCTGTGAAAGCTTTAAATGCATTCGCAAGAGTGACTAATTTTCCCAGGAGGGTGTTCACTGTCTGTATGATCGGCGTGAACAGATTAATCAGTCCCTGGCCGATCGATGCCTTCAGGGAATCAATCTGCAGCTTTAGCACCCTGACCTGGTTCGCCCATGATCCAGATGTCCGGGCAAAGTCACCCGATGCTGCAGATAACTGCTGCTGAACAAACGCATACCGCAGAGAGACCTTTTCGGCCTCTGTCATCTGTGCTGTAGTCTTTCCATACCCGTTCGCAAGGGCGTAGCTGTCCAGAGCTGTCTGGGTCATGACGACGCCCAGATCCTTGAGGGATTCAGTCTCGCCTGTAAAAACAGATTTGAGCTTTGTGTAAGCTTCATCCTGGCTGAGATTGTAGAAAGACGCTACATCCGCAGTCAGGGACGTGAGAGCAGTACCCATGTCGTAGGCCTGCTGTTCATTAAAGCCGAACGCCTTCGCCATGGCTCCAAACGTACCGGTGTACTGTTTTGCCATGGTCTCACTGAGACCTGACGCCTTCAGCGCAGACTGGGCGAACTTGTCAACCTGAGCCGACATATTCGGAAAAGTAACGTCAACAACGTTCTGTACCTCTGCCAGATCACTTCCGAGATCCAGACAGGATTTTCCGAAATCTACCAGCTTCTTTACAGCAAACGCCCCTGCCAGGGCTGCGCCGGCTTTTTTCGCAAGATTCTGCATTCCAGACATCTGTGTCCGGAACGAACCTTCATTAACAACCAGATCAAGTCCGATCTGGCCGATACTTGTTGCCATTGTACCACCTGCCTTTTGAGGCATCGGCACAATGGCACTACTTGCCTAAAATAATTTCAAATACTTTCTTGCAGTGCCTTGCCTGGCACTTCATGAAAACACCCCGGCATTTCGCATCCGGGGTATACTGCACTTTTTGTTCATGTCCGCAGTATGGACACCTTATTTTCTTTTTCTCAATTTCTGTTCACCCCTATCGTGGTCCCAGGCCTTCCATACTCAGAAATCCCATTTTGATAGCATCAATCTGAGCTTTTACCTGTGTTTTGTCTGCTGTAGCTGCGATCTGTTTTGCCCGCCGGCTTCTCCATTCGTTTCGGATCCGATGCTGTTCCGGAGTAAAGTTCTCCAGGATGTTCTTATCGTTCTCCGTACGAATAGCTGCAATCCGTCCCAAAGCTGTATCTGGTCCCAAGCCGGAAAGCAGGCTAGCAAATTCAGCCCACTTCATTCCTGCCGGCAGTTCCTGGGATAATCTTAACCCGTACTGTGACTGAAAACTGCTGACAATCAGATCGAAATCGTCAAGCAAGTCATAGCACGGGTCACTGCTCTCCCTCGTCTTCTCCTGTTACAAGCTCAATGGCCGTGTTTACGATCAGCATCAGAGATTTTGCAGAAATCTTCTTTCCGTCTTTTTTGTACTTGCAGATCGCTGCCAAATCTTTTTCGCTAAACAAAAGGCCTAAAGCCTCCTTGATCGTATTCAGATCTTCACCTTTACTGAGTGTTCCCATCAGTTTCAGCATTGTTTCTGCGTCAGATCTTACCCTTACTTTCAGATTCCCGATCACAAGAGTTGGATCTACATCAAACTCAAGTTTATCTGTGATATTTACTACTTTTGCCATATTCTTCTCCTCTTTTTATACTGCAGGTGTAATCGTAGGTTTGCCGTTGCCGTTGATCTCAACTTCCAGGGCTCCTACACTTGTGGAATCTCCGCCTCCAATGTTCTTTACGTCAAAGATTGCATTTGTCCAGGAAATTGTAGTTCCGTCCGGATGTTTCCACTCGAAATAGCCTTCTGCATCGTGACCATTTTTATAAACTTTTCCAGCAACAAAATCATTACCGGTATCCCCGATGTTTCTTTTTCCGGAAAGGGTGATCTTAATACCTTTCGAAGTCATTAAGCCTCTCTGCCACCCTTCCGTGTCCATTGGTGTCCATGTTTCAATGCCATTACTGAATTCAACATTGAATGTTTCCATATCAGCAATAACTGTTGCAGCTTCTTTCGTTGCTCCTGCTTTGAACGCATTGTCCAGAACCGGAAACACGTTTGTTTTTCCACTTGCAGCAAACTTCTGCAGATTCATTTTCATAATCATTCGCCTTCTTTCTTTTTCTCGAAAATAACAGCTGCTTCTATAACCCATTCACAGATACCGACATCATCTTTGCCGATATCCTGTGGATCATAAAGCAGCTGAAAAAATTTTATGGTTCCATCTTCTGTCTGAATGTCTCTTGCCCTTCTGAGCGTCTCGTATAAGCCCACAGCGACCTTTTCTGTGTCACGTGTAGACTTATTCCAGTGAACTAAAATCGTGACGTATTTCTCGCCATAGCCTTCCAGATCCGGTCCGCCAAGAGCTTTATGTGAGTTATACTGATGCTTACTATTATACACTCCCAGGGACTTTTCCTTTTTTGCATCCAGGGTTCCCATGTACACATGTTCATCCTCTGTGATGCCAAGAGAAGAGATATATTCTCTAACACTTCCCAATGTGATCATACGCCTGTCAACCTCTTATAGAATTTCTTAAATGCTTCCGGGGCAAAGTCTGATGCAGGTCCATTCGGCGGGATCCAGTCCTCGTACCATTTGCCCTTTGCATGCGGATTCTCCTTTGTCTGGAAGTGATATTCCGGATGGAAATATAAGCGGCGGGCATATGGTGTTGTTGACACTATGCTGACTTTTCCCTGGCCGGACTGTGAGTGATCAACAAACGTGCTTTCATTCTGCAGATTTCCTGTATCACGTGGGAATATCTGTGCCTGCACCACTTCTGTATACAGTGCCTCCGCAGTCAGCTCAAGAGCCTGTGCCTGTGCATCGGTGAGCTGCCGGATCTTCGGAAAGTTCATCTTTATCGTTGAATTGACCTTTATCACAGCAGCATCACCTCCGTATAATTCACAGTCCCATCCGGATTCCGATTCTTCCGGGCTTCCTGGATCTGTCGCTGTACCCCGAACACGATTGCTGTGCCGCCGGATATCGTTGGAAGCTCCGGGCAGATATCCCCGGGGAAAAGTGCGGATCCGGTGATCTGGACCAGCTTTTTTTCCTCCGTGAATATCGTCTTTGCCTTATCCTGATAATTGCACTTGCCGGTATATGTCACCGGCTCCAGGGGCTCTCCATATTTACTCACGCCTTCTCTGGCTATGCTGACCGTGATATCAGTCTGACACAGCCGTTTTGGCACTAAACACGGATATCTCATAAGCTCACCTCGCTAACCGGCAGCACAGGCCTGTCTGCTGCAGCATGGAATATGTATCCCGCCGCATGGCCACGCCCTTATCATTAAAAACATTCCAGGCACTGCCGAACTGCATGGACACACCGTTGATGCTGTACGATGACAGGACACTTGCGATCATATCCGCATTTTCAGTTTCAAAGTCTGCCTGCTGACACACCACTTCCCGGATGATCTCCTGCTGATATTCCGTGAGGTTCGAAAAGCCCCGGCCAACAATGCGATTGAAGGTCAGAGCGTCCACATGCCTACTTGCCTGGATCAGCGCTTTTTTCTGGTCGTCCTCCGGAATTAATGTTCCTTCGTATTTGCCTTCGTAGTAGCTTTCTGACGCGTACGGTTTGTACATTTTTACGCTACCTCTGCTGTATCTACATCTACATAAATGCTGTCGATCTTTCCATCACGGCCATTCGGGAATACAAATACATCAGAGAAAGATCTGTTCTGGTACAGATATCCATCTCCTTTTGTGTGTCCGCCTGGTTCAAAGTAGTAGATGCTGTTGATCTTTGGAACGGTCTTGCATGTCTGACCGCAGGCTACAAGAACATTAATCTTGTGCGCACCAGTTACAGCTTCAACACCGCTTGCGGCTGCTACCTTCTTCAGTGGAGCAAATCCACCTCCTTCCGGCTCCCAGTCAAACGCATCATAAAAACGCTCATCATCGATAACCTCCATGATCGGTACGCCATCTATGTCTGTTACTCTTGTTTCAATTCCCATACCGCCTTCTGCGATCTGGGTCATCTCAATCTTACGTGTAAACTCTGTGGACTGCTCCAGGGCGTCCATGATCTTGCTGGTCACATACATAATCAGGGTTCCATTCGCTTTGTATCTTCTGAGTTTTCCCTTTGCAAGGATATCTTTCAGCATTCCAAATACTTTTGCTTTTGTGTATGCGGAAGCTGCTGTGGATCCATGATATTCCTCTGTCTTCTGAGCTGCCTGGGCAACCTTGGAGAAGAACAGTGCATCTGTTTCCGGAACTACCCATGTCTGTTCAAAAATGCGGGAAATGTTCTGAATGGACGCTGTGGCGTTTGTCTCATCCACGTCCGCTTTATCTACCATAAACTCCACATCACGGTCATGAGTTAATGTGTATGGTACATCTGTCTGGGTGTATGTACCTTTGTTCCATCCACCTTCACGGCTGTGATTCTTGTAACCGGATGTACTCATCTGGGTGAAATGGAATGTTTTTGCGTCCAGCCATCTTACGTTACTGGTCACAAATGGAGACGTCAGGGTTCCCTGCATCAGGATCTCAAGGAGCTCCGGGCTCCACTGTTCTGCATAGTTTAATGCCATGTCTTATACCTTCTTTCTGTAGTGTGGTGTCCGAATCGGACACTTCTTAATTATTGAAACGGTTCCATCGTTTTGTTGGCACCGCTGTCTGGTTTGCAGTTGTCTGTTGAGGATGCTGTGCCGGATTTCCGCCTGTCCCGATCTGTGTGAACCCGGTCTTTCCGTCTGCCTGTGGCTTCAGGGCCGGAACAGCTTCCAGTACTGTGTTCAGTGCTGTTTTCAGCGTTTCCTCATTGATCTTCCCATCTTGTCCTACTACCTGGCTGAGATCAGCCATCTTCAGAACATATGGGATCGTTTTTGCGTCAAGCCCCAGTGATACTGCCATCATGGTGGCCGCTGTTTCAACTTTCGCCGCCTGAGCTGCTGCCTGGGCTGCTGTCAGCTGATTCTGGGTCTCTGTGATCTGATTCTGCATACCAGCCACATCCGGTTGGTTGGCCGCCTGCTGCTGTTTGAAGGATGCGATAGCCTGATCCATCTGCTCTTTTGAAAGTCCCTGCTGTTTAAAGTAACCTTTCAGGACAGATTCTTCTGTCACAGTCTGTTTTCCTGCGATCAGACTGGCCAGCTTATCATAATCAAACTGTGGTGTCTGCTGTGCTCCTGCCGGTGATGTTCCACCATCCGCTCCTGAAACACCTGCTGCCCCACCATCACCAGATCCTCCTTCTGCAAATTTCTGCAGGTTCATTGGTACTTTGCATCGAAATCTCTTAAACATTTTTCATGCTCCTTTACAGTTTTTTATGTGCTGTCTGCACGAATACAGTTTTACGTGTGTCTCACATAGACAGTTGATAACCCGGTGTCTCCGTGTAGTTTTAAGCCTTCGGGCATAAAAATAAGGCGTTTCACCCTACGCCTCAACGGGAGATTCCGGATCACCTCTTTCCTGATCTGTGATCTCTTTCGCCACTCGGAAATCTACCAGGTATCTGCCTCTTTCCTCTGTTACCTCGTACTCTTCTCCGACTTTCCGGAGTTCCAGATCATTCTCTTTATCATAGAAATCATGGATAACTCTGATCTTCATGTCCCTCACCTCCCCTCCGTTGCGCCGGCGCAATTACTCTGCAAAAATCCAGTCTTCAGCAAGCATATCTGCCTGGGATGCAAGCCAGCCCATCTGTACACCAGATGTTCCTACAAAAGCCACTGCTTTGTTTCCAATTGCATCATGTTCACAATTCACAATTTCATCATCAGTTGACCTATAGGAAATCCCAGTTGCCAGCTGGATGTACTGTTTCTTGCCGTTCCAGCCTTTTCTTGCTACTTTCATACCTCTTTTCAGATACTTAATTGCTTCTCCAAACGAAAATGTTGCTTCTCCGCCAAGAATCGGGCAGTTCTGACCATTCGCATAAATCCACTCATCGGAAAAAATATTCCGAAGCGTATACTCTACATTCTGTGTTTCTCTTATATCCAAACAACCACCATCTTTTGTGTACATAAGGATTGTTTGGGATTCTTCATCCCACCACCAATAGCCAGCCCATGGCGGAAGTTTTACTGGGATTCCGGATTTCATTGCCTTTAACGCTTCTTCAAACTTCATGTTTCCTTTCCTCTCTTTCTTAAAAATGGGTATAAAAAGACCACCGGCCATTTCTGACTGGTGGTATCAATACCATAATACTGTTTTTTCTGTTGGTGGATTGTCTCTTTCTGACAAACGTTTCAATTCTCGTCTGACATGTGGAGCTGCAAATGAGCTAGCGTTATTATGTCCGATAACAACTCCATTTTTCAAATTAATTTCCATATATCCTTTCGGTTCCCTGCCTTCCGGATAATAGTCAGCAGATATTGTATCACTTGTCTTTTTTATGTTTTTTAAGATTACCATAATACTCCATCGCCTCCTTTGGATAATCATACTTTTCTGAAGCTATCTGGTGTGCTTTCCAGTGTTCCATATCTGGTTTTTCTTTTTTAATCTTCATTTCAAGAAGTTCATGTTCTATCAGGGTTCTGTCATGCTGCTTAATGTCTTTTCCTATCATAAGCCGCTGCCAGCTCTGAGCAATCGCACAGTCCGGATCGAAGCGTCTGTATTTTCCTGTTTCTGTATCCAGCAGGGAATCCTCCTCAAACAGATAAGCTTTTATCTTTCTTATGTCAGCTTCGTCTTTTCCAAGGTTATTCGCTATTTTCTTCGAATCTGTAGAAAAGCTCCGAATTTCCTTATAATACATGTCAGCAAATTCATCTGCCTCTTTACTGAATATATCCGTAATCCTGGCTCCTGATATCATTATATCAGTATTCGTTCCATTTGCAATGTTTTTCCACTCGTTTGCTTTCTGCTCATATTTCTCCTGATTATCCGGATCTAAAGAAAAATCTGCAAGCCTTCCATACTGTTTCACCTGCCGTTCTGCGTACTGCTGCCGGGATTCCTGCTTATTCTTCTTTTTTATCTTTTTGAGCTCTTGCTTTGTGAACTTCCCATCCGGCGGGGTGGATATTCCGGAAAAAAAGGTTGTATGACTGTCTCTGCAGCGTGGATGATACAGGCCAGCAGCTATAGCTTCTGACAGCAGCTTATATCCGGTCTCTGAGGCTTCTTTTCTGGTTCCGCCGCTCCAGACATCATCGACCATGACTTTCCCTACGAACGGGACGCACAGAGGACAGGGACATCCGCTTCCCCGCTTATTGATGATCACGGTATGTACTCCCCACTCCTGGCGTTTTACGCCCTCCCCCTGCAGGTAAGCACGTTTACTTGCTGTCCGGATCGCCATATCTGCATAGTCTGCAATGGTATGCCTTGCTCCATTTGCGTACTGAATACAGTTAAGGCCGGCTTTTAGGAAGTCTTTTGTCGCCATGTCAACGGCTGTCTCATATGTTGCAGCGCCTGTGTTCGCATATACCTGGGCGTTGTAGATGATCTTCCGATACTGGTCATTCGCCATACGTAGAACTGCTGTCTCTGCCTTTTCCATATCATCTGTGGTGGCTTTGATCAGTGCTTCCAGCTTCCGGTCATTCAGTTTAAAAAATTCTGCCGTACCGCCTTTCGTAACTCGCTTTGCAGGAAAGCCCTTTCGGATGGCTTCCAGGATCTTCTTCTCCTGTTCCATCTGGCCTTCTATGTTTGCGGCTGCTATCAGGCCGCTGATCTTGGCATTTATGTCCTTAAACTGTTTACCATACTTCTTTTCGTTGTCATGCTTATACTTTTCCAGGGATTTCAGCATCTCTGTCTGCCACATAGACCACTGCATCTTTTCATCGGATTCTTCCGCCTTATGGCGCTTCATGTTCCGGATCATGGATGCTATCAACTCATTTTCAACGGCTTCGAATGCAGCTCCGATATCATATACATCATTAATCTTTGCCATATTGCTTACCTGCTGTTATAGCGAACCTTGAATCCCTGCTGCCGGAACTCCCTCACTGTAGCTTTCAGCTTTGTTGCACTGGCGCAATGGTCATTCCGGAGCTCTGCATAATCATTTTTCTCGATTGCGTACACTCCCATCGGAAGTACCTGCTGCCTGGCTACTTCCAGAAGCTCCTGGTATCTTCTTTTGCTCATCTGGTACATTCTGGGACCCACTTTTACCTTCATCCGGTTCTCCTCCTGTCACATCAACGCGGAAATCACCGGCAGCCATGTTCACTGCCGGTTCTTCCATATCCTGTATACCCTGTTCTGCTTTTAGGCGGGTTATCTCTTCTTCCTTACAGTGTTCATCCAGGCTGTCACCGTACAGCTCTTCCACACAGCGTTCAATGCTCATGATGCCGCCCTGTTTCGCCTTTGCTACGGTCTCAACCTGGCTCTCAAAGCTCGGGTTTGCATATTCTCCAAACGGGATATTGACTTTTACTTCTTCTTTTGCTCCGCCATGTAGCAGGATGTTGTTGGCATTGATACACATTGCAACAACTTCCGGAAGCGTTTCCTGTATTGCTTCCACGATGGCGTTTCTGGTATAAAGCGTTGTCTTTTCTTTCTCTCGCTGTGCTTCCGCATTATCCAGCTTTTTCGTATCGATTCCCAGTGTGGATGGGCTGATTACTCCCTGTAAACACAAATCTAACGCAGACACATAAGATGAAAGATAACTTTCATGAGGAATTGTTGGCTGGTCTGTAGATATCTGATTTTTCTGTCCTTCTCTCATGTCTCCATCTGCTGCAAAATACCTGTTGTCAAAAGGGTTCGGCTTGATAAGCATTCCGTTTTCCGGGTTATGCGGAATTAAGCATTCTGGAATATAGGTTTTTGCTCTTCCCGCTCTTAGAGCGTCCATCCACTGACTCCATATTTCATCGTAAGCGTCAAAATTATCTAGTTTTCCATCAAAAATACTCCCGCCCCGACCTTCGTACTTGGCTGATTCATATATCATAAACGGTACTGCAAAAATCACAGAATCATCAAAGGTTATATCTGTAAGGTTCTCTGTCGTCTTGATGGTTTTAATATCCATCATTTTGTTGTTCAGATATAGCTCATTGATGATATATCCAAAGCCATACCTCTCGTTCAAAACATACGTTCTTCCTTTTTCACAGTATGGCGTTTTAAATACAATCTCCCGAATCCGATCTCTCTGATACACAAACTCTACTCTGTCTCCCGGATACCATTCCAGGATTGGATAATCACTGATAGTTGTATCAACGGCTACCTTGAAAGCGCCATCACCGATGTACAGTGCTTCTTTCAGTGCACTTTCCATCTTTTTCCGGAAATTATTGTCTTTTCCGATCTCATTCCAGATCTGTTCCTGTGATGGTGTTCCAAACTCAAATTTATCCATATCTGGCAGGACTACGGAAGCAAGTGTCCGCACGATCAGCCCCGGAAGGCCAGTATGAATCTTTCTCATTTCCATTCCAGGTGTACATGCGCTGGCCCAGAATTTGTACCGGTCTGCATTCTCTCTGTTCTGCTGATAGAACTGTTCCAGTTCGTTGCTGTCTCCTCTGTACCAGATCCGGTTGCGAATCGCATGGCCTTCGAAGTCCAGCATCTCATTGATCTGAAAGTTATACGGGTTTGCCGGAGTAACATTCAGCCAGCTCCGGACAGTCTTTTTTATGTTCTCATTCAGTTTTTCCATCCATTTCACCTTTTCTGTTCCTCCGTTTCAAAGCCAATCATGTTGCGGTACGGGATCCAGCCGTACTGCTGGGAGTTGATCGTATGATCGTTACGATCTTCCGGAATATCTTTCTCCTCATCCCAGGAGTATTTCTCCATTTCGGCTATATGATTTGTACAGGTATCAAGAACCAGATAACAATCCTGCTGAATCCAGCCCAGCTGGAGCTTGATCCTGTCCAGGATCTCCACTTTCTTGTAGGATTCTATGAAATTATAGAGGCATCCATGGAGCCGCTTATACTTTCGAAGTTCCGTGATCGTCGCCGCATCTGCACAGTCAACAAACGTATCCTTGGCAAAGCCCCAGTCTTTCCGGCATTTCTCAAGGAAATCTATGAATTTCACAGCCGTATCTGACGGAGCAAGAGGCTGATCAAGGTCTTTATTGCTGTATACTTTTTCAGCAAGTGTGATCAACTTTCTGTCTTCCGTGATTCCCTGGAATATCATTGCAATCGTATCCGGAGACTTCGAGGAATAAGACGTATCCAGGCCACAGGTGAACTTTTTGAATTTCAGCTTTCCCGCTGCCATCTGGGCTCTCACCCATTTTTCTGATACGACATGTTGCTTTCTGCTGAAATTCGGGAATACCAGGCCGGTTGCTTTTCCTCTCAGGCCCTGGATCTTGTTCTTCCAGATTTTTGTACCCTTAGGCGTGTTCTGTATGATCTTCTGTTTCTTTTCTTCCGGAAGTCCTGCATTATCATCAAAAGAAAAGAACCAATGTACCCAGCCGGGTTTTGGTTCTTCTCTTAGTTCATCTTTTATTTCCTGTGGTGTGCTGTCTGCCCATTCCGGCAAAGGTCTGCTACTGTTTATATACTCTTTATACACATCCAGGGTAGGATCGTCCGGGTTGAGTGTGGCCATGAGGTAATCACAGCGCATGGATGCTTCTCGAACGAAATCAATATCTGCAGTGTTGATCTCATCAATATACAGACATCCATACTGACCGCCAAGGGCTTTCTGCCACTTCTTCTTGTCTCCATATCCCATCACATATATGACTTTATCGCCTTTGTTGGTATGGAACAGGATATGTGGTATCTTGTCGTCCTTTGTGCCGTTTCCGTTGTACTCAGTCAGGATCCCGAAATCATCAACGATCCCAAGATCTTTATTGATGATGTTCTTTTCAGCTGTTCCGGTATCTTTCGCAGCCAGGATATGCAGTTTCTTTGGCGATTCTGCAACCTTGCACATGAATTTAAAAAGCCCGACTGTGGTTTTACCCGCCGCTGTAGTGCCTTCCAGGAACTCAACCGGAGCATTACATCTGAGAAATGCTTTGTATTTCTCTGAAAGTATCAGTCTTTCTGTACTCACTATCCATCACCACGCAACTGCTCCAGGATATCTCCCAGTTTCTTTTTCTCTTCTTCCAGGCCGGATACTTCTAGCTTATCCTTAAACATGCCAAGGTGCCGGCCGAGTAGTTCAAGAGCCTTCTCTTTGTCATTCAGCTTTACCTTAATTCCAAACTTACCTTCTTCAATTCCGGCAAGGGCCCTGACCTGCTGTTCATCCAGTTCTGCTGTGTCTTTGATCCTGACACATTCATTCTTTATCTCTGCGTAATCCGTAGCTTTTGCAAATGCGATCGCTGCCAGTTCCTGCAGGACCCTGTCCTGAGTGATCTCTGTACGTTTCTGGCGTTCCTGCATCCGCTCTTGAATATATGCTGCAACCTTAGTATTTCTTAGCAATTTACTGCCATTTACAGCTGCTGCTTCTTCCTTCTTTACTGACGGATACGCTACCCGGTAAGCCCTTGTGGCATTCAGATCTATCAGGTATTCATCTGCAAATATCTTCTGTTTTTCAGTCACTCAGACTCACCTTCTTTCTTTGCACACAAAAAGACACCTGACTGCTGCCAGATGCCTTCTTGTGATATGATCGGAGTTTTATCATGCAGGTGTGGGCTACACCTGATCGGAACGGATGGAGTTGAACCACCGACAACGCTGGATATAAGCCAGCTGCTCTTCCTACTGAGCTACGTTCCAAGAGAACCACCAGGTGCGGATTTCTGGTGGTTCTTTGAAAGCCGCCGGCCTCTTGTGCCTTTGGCTTCTATTGTATTCTATAACGATATTTCCGATATAAACGATATTTTTTACTTAATCTCACATTTTTTCAAATATGTATCCCTGATGTAAAGTCTCGGATAGTCCGAACTCTGGGAATATCCTGTCTTTTCTGCTATTTTTTCCCAGGTCATTCCTTGCTGATAGAATGCCTTGAACACATATCTTGTCTGGCCATCTTCAATATTCTGGATCCATCGTTCCACTGCTGCCGCCTGCTCCTTTTTATGTTCATATGTTCTCTTTCTTCTATCGTATCTCTCCTGGTCGAATCCGACTACACTCTGTGGCCGTGCGAATCCTGTGCTGTAATCAAATATTGTGCTGTTCCCTAGCCCTGCCTCCCCCTGTTCCATTTCAGCCAGTTCCATGCTGAGGACCGGTATTTCCCTCTTTAACTTTCTGTAATTGTCCAGGAGCTTCCTGGTGATCTTGATCTCGCCCACTGGTATCCTCCCCTTTCGATGCTTTTAGCCGGGAACGTGTATGCTCCCGGCTTTCTCTGTATTTCTTTTATTTATCCGCAATCACAGCATCGGCTCCTTGGACTGTTACCCATCCATTTTTGTAGTGAGCTTCTGCTTCCTTCATCTTGATCAGCTCGTCTGTAATGGATGCGCTGAGCTCTTTATTGGCCTCTGCCTGTGCTTTTGCCTTGGTTTTTGTGTTTTCTGCTTCAGCTGCTGCTTTAACCTTAGCTTTCTTTGCGTCTGCCTCTGCCTTGGTCAGTTCAATCTGGGCATCCGCTTCAGCCTGGAGCTTTTCTGTTTCTTTCTGGACTTTAACCTTTTCCTGTTCTGCCTGAGCCTGCTGTTTTTCCTGTAAAGCTGTCACTCTGTTATCAATAGCCTGTTTCAGCTTTTTGTCCGGATGAACGTCTACGATAGAGGCATCCAGGACTTCAATGCCATATTTTTTGTGAAAATCTTTGTTGAGATACTCTGTAATGGCATTATTCAGTTCGGATCTGTTTCCGGAATAGATGTCCATCATGGAATAATCGGTTGTAACCTCAGAAATCTTTGACTTCAAAACAGTTTTGACACGGTTTTCGATAATATCTTCTCCGTCCATTCCTTTGAATCGCTTGTATGTATCAATCACTGTATCTGGATCGTACCGGTAACTCATCTGGAAAG